ACCGGTTCTTTTAATATAACAGGCACATTTCCAGAAACTAATGATAGTGGAGCCTCTTTATCATCAGTAGATATAAATGAAGGAAATGCAACTGTAAATACTTCTGCACAAAGTTATTCTGGAAATTTATCGGTAAAGGCTTTCTAATGGCATACACAAGTTTAAAATTCAGACCAGGTATTGTATCAGACGTTACTTCTTATAGTAACGAGGGAGGATATGTTGACGGTGATAAAATAAGATTTCGTAATGGCTTTCCAGAAAAGTTTGGTGGATGGGTAAAGCATAACGCTAATACTTATTTAGGGTCAGCAAGAAGGCTACATAATTGGGTTGCTTTGGATGGCTCTGACTTTTTAGGAATTGGTACTCATTTAAAATATTACATAGAAGAGGGCGGTACTTTTAATGACATCACTCCAAATAGGAATACAACGGCTTTAGGAGACATTACTTTTTCTGCAACAAATGGTTCTACGACTATTACTGTCAATGATCCTGCTCATGGGGCCAATGTCAATGACTTTGTTACTTTCTCAGGAGCAGTAAGTTTAGGTGGCACAATAACAGCAACAATTTTAAATAAAGAATATCAAATAACATCTATTGTAAGTTCAAATGCTTACACAATTACTTCAAGTGTAGCTGCTAATTCTTCTGACACTGGTAATGGTTCTTTTACAAACGCTACAGTCGATACAACCAGTGGGGATGCTACAGTTACAATGGATTCTACTTCTGCTTTAACTGTAAATTCGTCAATAAGTGGGTCGGGAATACCCTCTGATACAACAATACTTAGCATAACAAACTCAACTACTTTTGAGATGAGTACAAATGCAAGTGCTACTGCTTCGAATATTACGGCTACATTTAATGCAACAAAAGCCATTTATCAAATAAACACAGGTCTTGATGCTACGGTAGGTGGTACAGGGTGGGGTGCTGGTCAATGGAGTGGCACGACTGACGGAGCATTAGCTACAACAATTAATGAAGGTGGTACATTTAGTAATTCAGATACAACACTTACAGTTACAAGTGGTACAGGTATCGATGTAGGTGACATAATTTTAATAGAAAAAGAACTACTTTTTGTCTCAGGTGTATCGACTAATGATCTTACTGTTGTTCGTGGACATACTGGTTTGAACGCTATTACTGATCCAACGGGTACGTCCAGTTCTACGCAAAATGCAAATTCTTTTTCTATAGCTGCTTCTCATGCAAATGGAACGCTTGTTCGTTTAGCTAAAGGTAATGCTACGGCAACTGATGATTTTGTTGGATGGAGTAAAGCATCTTCAATTACAACTCCCGGCAAAGAAATAAGAACTTGGTCTCATGATAATTTTGGGGAAGATTTGATTTTAAATCCAAGAGACGGAGCTATCTTTTACTGGGATAAATCTGATGGTTTAGGTAATCGTGCAGTAGAATTAAGTGTTTCAACTGCATATTCTAATCAAACAAGTGTACCGCAAATTGCAAAACAAGTTTTGGTGTCCGACCAAGATCGTCATGTTATTGCTTTTGGTTGTGATGGATTAGGTGCTTCAAGCACAGCGACACAAGGAAGTGGCACACAAGATCCTTTGCTTATACGTTTTAGCTCACAAGAGAATCCAGTAGATTGGTTTCCAACTGCAACAAATACAGCAGGTGATTTAAGACTTGGTGGTGGATCAACTTTTATGCAGGCAGTAGAAACGAAACAACAAATTCTTGTGTTTACAAATAAAACATTACACGCAATGAAATTTATTGGGCCGCCTTTTACTTTTGGTCTTCAAGAATTATCTAAAAATATTACAATTATGAGTCCTGCTTCTGCCGTGCCAGTTGACGATGTTGTATTTTGGATGGGTGTTGACACTTTTTATATTTATGCTGGCGGTACACAACAACTGCCTTGTTCAGTAAAAGATAAAGTCTTTTTAGATTTTAACTTTGATGAAAGAGACAAGGTTCATGTAGGCGTAAATTCAGAGTTTAGTGAAGTTATTTGGTTTTATCCAAAAGCAGGTAGTTCAACTGTCAATGCCTATGTTGTTTATAACTATGAAGGAAAGGTCTGGTACTATGGAACATTGAACAGAGATGCTTGGATAGATCGTGGTATTAGAACTTTTCCAGTTGCTACTGGTAATTCTCTTTTATACAACCACGAATTAACAAATGATGATGACGGATCGGCTATGACTTCGTTTATTGAATCAGGACCTATGGACATGGGTGATGGAGATAAATTTGTTTCTATTAAACAAATGTTACCAGACATAAGTTTTAGTGGATCAACTGATGTCACTCCTACCGTTTCGTTTACCTTAAAAGCAAAAAATTCTGCTGGAGGTAATTTTTTGCAAACAGAGTCAAAGGATACAACAAGAAGCACAACTACTCCAGTAGAGCAATTTACAGATAAAATAGATTATCGTATACGAGGACGTTCTTTTGCTATAAAAATAGAATCAACTGAAGTAGGAGTAAAGTATAAGTTAGGTACGCCTCGTGTTGATATGCGACCAGATGGAAGAAGATAATGTTAGTTAATGGTATACCACAATATTTGCAAAATTTAAGAAATGCAACAATAGATTTAACATCAGCAAACAATGGACTGCAAAGCGTTTACACTGTACCAACAGAGGCAGATTTTAATGCGTCAGTTATTAGTTCTATACTTGTATCAAATGATAGTGGTAGTGGCTCAACAATTGATGTTTTTATAGACAGTTTGCCTATATTTAAAGCTAAAGCAGTTGCAGCAAACACAACAATAGAATTACTGACAAAAGATCTTGTATTAAATGAAGGTGAAATATTAAAAGTTGAAGCGGCAGATAATGACAGATTAGCAGTTGTTGCAAGTATACAAGAATTTGCGAAGACAAGAATAACAACAAGTGCTTTAACTGGAATCTAGCATTGAATAAATAAGAAATAATTGATAGAATAATAAATCATGGGTATATTCAAAAGTTTTACAAAAGTCTTAAAAAAAGCAGCTCCAATAATAGGAGGAGCTATAGGCTTTGGAATAGGAGGAGGAGCACTTGGAGCGGCTCTTGGTTCAGGTATTGGAAGTCTTATTGGAGGAGGAGACGCGGAAGATGCCTTAAAAGCTGCGGCTCTTGGTGGTATTGCTGGATATGCGGGTAGTAAATTCTTTGGGCCTACTGCCGAAGCAGTAAAAGGGACAACACCTGCAGCGTTTGGAATGGAGGCGGCATCATCGCCAACAGTTACTGCTGTTTCAACAACACCAATGGCTTCTAAAGGTGTTATGTCCTCAGTATTGGATTTTGCCAAATCACCAGTGGGTATTGCTAGTATTGTGGGTGCTGGAGGGTTAGCGGCTCTTGGAGAAGAAGAAGATATTAAAACAACAAATAAACAACCTCCGTATCCAGAAGGCAAGACAAGATTAGGTTATGGTAGAATAGGAAACAAATTGTATAATCTAGATGATGATGATGAAAGAAAACAATACTTTGAAGATTTAAGAAATAGAAACAAAGACGATGATGAAGTTGTTACCATGTCTTCTGGAGGTCTTAACATGTTAGGACAGACAATTAATAGAGGTCTCCATAGTCAAATTAAAGATAGAGCAGATCAGATACAACCTTTCTTAGATCAAGTTGGCGACATGGCTCAAGAGAAGTTTGGTGTTGATGTAACAACAGATTCTGGTTTAGGTGGTGGTTTAGGTGGTGGTTTAGGTTTTCCTTCTCAAATGCCAAGATTAGGTGGTATTAGAATGGGATCTTCAGGTCCTGCTACTACAATACTGGAAGGATTGCCTAAATCAGATTTTCCTGATATTTTTCAAGCGTATTTGCCTATGGATCAAGGTGAAGGACTAGATCAATTTGGAAAACCAATGGGATCAACAGGTTCCACTGCTCCTACAGATCCTACAAAAGCATTAGAGCTACTTGGCACTGCTTTTAACAGAGGTGTGTCAAATGCTGGAAGTTCATCTTTTGGAGGTGGACAATCAAGGTTAGGTGGTATAGGTGCAATGGGACTT